GGAATATTCAAGAAAAATTTTTTAATTTTTTATACCCACTATACCCAGCAGTTTCAGCAGTTTCAACGGCAGTTTCACAGCAGTTTCAACGGCAGTTTCAGCAGTTTCAAAAGAGAAAAAGTTTTAAAAAAAAATAAAAAGTTTTTGAAAAAAAAGAAAAAGAAAATTTAAAAAAGTTTTAGAAATAAATTTAAAGAATAAAAATATTTAAAAAATTATTTGATTTGCATATACCAATCCAGAATGGCGATACACTCATCCAATCCTTTTACAACCTTAGCAAAGTAACCTGCTTCATTAAGGTCTGCTACCCATTGTTTCTGCTCTTTGGATGGGTAACCTGTCTTATCAGCTTTAATCTCTAAGAACAGCCCTGCATACTCGCTATTGACTTTCAGCACCTGCATATCAGGAAAGCCTTTAACATATCCAGTCTTCTTAGCCATTATAGCTTGAGTCATTGATGTCCTTATACCACCTAGAGATGCACAGTACCTTGTGTCAGGGTAAGATAGTTTTATGTATGTGCAAAATGCTGACTGTACTCTTGCTTCTTGTTTCATTGCCATACCCTTATCCCCTATCCCCTATACCCCCTATCCCCTTCATACCCCCTATCCCCTTATCAGTATAGGTAGTTCCTTTAAGTAGCTGATACATTAATGGTTGTGATACTTCATATTTCCTAGCCATAGCAGATATAGTTATCTTACTCTCTGATGTATTGAACTCTAGTCTAATTGCATCAGCTTCAGCAACAGTAAACTTTCTTCTTGAGTAACCACCACCTCTCTTATCTTTTCTATCTCCTACTTTTATCTTTCTAATCTTCGGCATAATATCTATTTAGTATTCATCATCAAACCTATCAGTAGTTTCACCATACTGGTATTCAACATCAACATTCGTTATAGTGATGTCTACTTTACTGAGGTTCTTTTTATTTAAGTAACATATCCTATCTATCAGTTCTGTATCTTTCTTTATCTCATCTATGTTAGAGGTTAGTGCAAATGTATCTAAGATACCCATAATAACCTTCCTTGTTACGGCAGCTTTATTCTTTATCTCATACGATACGAATACCCTAAATATCGGTTTCTTCATTCTTAATCTTATCTAATTCAAACTCAAGATGATTGATTGCTTTCTGTATGCACTCAACACTTGTAGTGTGCTTCCTTTTTGCTCGGAGCAAATATGTGGTGGCAGTACCGATATTATAGGATAAATCAAAGTCCTCTATTACTTTCCTAGCCTCATACCCATACACCTTACCAATGTAGTAGTTAGGAATCTTATCTTTACTGTAATCTAACTCATCCTTACTTAACAACATCTTAGGGTTAATTTCTCCTCCACTCCATTTCTTACTCTTATCTTCTACCACCTCATCTTTCCAAGTGGTACTTGTATTCCTCCCCTTCTCGTAATAATATTTACTGTGTTTTTCGCTCATATCTTTATTATAAATACCATATTCATTTCTTCTTATTGTCTACCTCCATATCATCCATTATAATATCTTCATCCAATATAGTATCATAGATTCTATCGTGAGCAAGTCCTCCTGTTCTTGTAACGACCTTATCTCTCTTTGGCATATTATCTATCTTCCATAGGATTCTTTCATTTGCTTTACTTCTTATCTTACTTTCTATAATATTCATTATTATAAGCATAAATGCTATAAAGAGTACTACTCCTGCTATTAGGCTTAAATACATCATTTTGTTAAAAGTTTTAGTAATTGACTGGAAGTGTAAATCCGTTCATCTCCTGAGTAGTCGTTATAGATGCAGCGAAATTCGTCATTTGCCCACGTCCATAATGATTTGACATTATTCTTTATATGTCCACGCAAGACATTCTTTATAGTTGAGTACGTTCGTTCTGATTCTTTCATATTTTATTTTTTAAATTGTATTGGGGAGGAATCTGAAGCCTCCCCTTTACTACTCAGACTGAAAAATTAAAAGCTCTTTAGGTCTTACCCTTATATTTTTTTAATTAGTTGTTTAACTGAGTATTTGTCATTAATCTATCTGTATAGGAAATCTATCCTCATAAGTATTCCCTAAGAATTTACTTGCTGATTTAGCTTTAGATGATGAATCTCTAAGTCTTTTCCATCCAAACTGCATATAGTATGTTAAGTCAGAATTAATAACTTCTGGCACTTTGAACTTCTCAATCTTTTCTTCCTCTGTGTTTTTCATTGTACAAATATATAAAAATAATTCAATTTTATACTAATTAGTTCCTAAAACTTTTACCCTTGATAACCACCACCTTACACTTCCTTAGCCTATCTAAAGTCCTATCATCATACCTTTCTTTTAATGCTTTTGATGCTAAATTAGTTGTTATTAGTAAAGTCTTTGAACTATCCTCTGCATAAGAGATTGCATCTGAAACTGCATCTATCTTAGTTCCATAATCATTCTTAATACTCTCAGTTCCTAAGTCATCAATTATAATAAAAGAAGCATCACTTCTCTCTATAGCACCAAGTTCTTTAGCTGGTATACTTTTCATACTCTTATTTGTTTTCGTCCTAAAGATTGCAGGTATAACATAGTTTAGTATTGTAGACTTCCCTAATCCACACTCACCCATTAGCATTAAACCCCTTCCTTTCGTGTCTGATAACCAATCTATTATCTCATCATACTCAGGAAGATGCTTATAAACATCAATCGTTCTATCGTAATGCTTAAATGCTTTAATAAACATTTCTTTCAATTCTTCTTTAGTACCTAGCTTATACCTATTGTACATCTTAGGTTGTAGGAAATTTTCTATCTTAAATGTATCTTCTATTGTTCTCATTGTTTTAGTTTTTAAAAAGAACCATCTCCATAATCTTGACCTTTCTCGTGTCTATGTGATGTAGTCCTATCGTTAGTATTATTGTTTCTGCTTTTTTCCCACGTAATTATGCAGCTTTTCCAACTTTTCATTTTGTTCTTTCCTATTTTCCAATCTTTAGATTCATAGAAATGATAAAATGTTTCTGCATCTACAGAATTTTTTCTTTCTAAACAATATTCTTTAACATCAATAATTGTTGGTTTTTTAAAACTCACACTACCCTTTGTAGTATTACTATTCATAGTATTAATACTTGTAGTATTACTCTTTCGATTTTTATCGCATAGGTCTTTAGATATTTTTAACATACCCTTATCGATTATTTTAATATACCTATGTGATATTTCTCGTGTACCCTCCTTGTATGTATATCGTATCTTAATGTATTCATACTTAACTAATTGACTTATCCATCCAGAAATAGTTCCTTTTTCTTTATCGTATAGGTCTGCAAAGTATTTATTAGATGCAAAACATTCAGCATTCATATTGCACAGGGCAGTTATTTCAGCGTATAAGAGCTTAACATTAGCCTTTAGTCTATTATCGTATCTAACCTCAGCAGACAGGATAGCATAATAGTTTGGTTGTTCTTTCATTGTGTTATAGTTTTAGTTAAAAAGAAGAAGAAGGAGTATATCTCAACTCCAACTTCTCCCCTTTATTTTATTTAGAATGGTAAGTCATCCTTATCATCACTACTAGATTCTTGCTTAGGATCTGTATTAGCCTTCTCCTTTGGCTCAAAATCATTTACATAAGCATAATGTGTTGCACCTTTTTCCGATGGCTCTCTCCTTTCTGAAATAACCATTGACACCCAACCATTCTTTGAGTTCTTTTGCAACTCATCTAATTTAAAGTTGGCAACCATCATTTCCCCATACTTTGTTGGGATGTTTTTAATGCTACTCGGTAAGTAGACTTTCTCTTTTTTCTCTGACATTTTGTTGTTTTTTAATTTTATATAATTTAGTTAATGAATCCTTGATTTTATTCCTTCTAAGCTCTAATCCTAATATTTCCTCATCTATCTCTACTTCAATTATTTTATTCTCTATCCTTTTAAATAAGTCAGATTCTTCAGTATAATTATTGTAGAAGAATTCAAACTTTCTAGTATGATGAATTATTGATGAGTGATGTAAGTTGGTAACACCTGCTATTTCTGCTAGAGTTAACCCAAACATCTCTCTTAATATGTATATATACATTCTCTTAGCAAATATAATGTTTTTCTTTCTGCTGCCTAAAAATATTCTATCTTTATCTACTTCATATATATCTGCCAATTCAGACATAATTATATTGTTATAGTAGTCGCTAAATTTTAATCTTCTTCTTTTCATTGTGTTTATTGTTTATTTAAGTCGTACACTATTGTATCAACTACATCTTGAACTGTTAATCCTATAAAGTCCGCTAATCTGTGTGCGTGTATAAATCTAAGGTTGGATGGTATCTTTATGAAATCTCTACTGGTAGCATAATTAACTCCTATTACTTTACATAGAGTTGAATTAGATATACCATAAATCCTTAGCAGTGCTTCAAACTCATTCCTTGATTGTCTTATCTTTAGTAGTGAATATTTCTTAGTCATTTCTATGCATATGCTTTTCAATCTTATCTATGCTTACTTTGAACTCTGTCTTATTGAAATGATAAAAGTCTAGTAATTGTTTTTCATCTAGCAGACTCATAATCTCATCTTCTGTAGCGAAATCTAATACACTTTTGTTCTTCCATATAATATAAGTGAAAGACTCTAGGAAGTGTCTAAAAATCTCTATGCTTAAATACTCCATCTTTGAGCATTTTGAGCCATTGTTTTTGTGGGTCTTTTTCATATCTATTGTTGTATAGTTTAGTTATTATTTCCTCTGCTTCTTCTTCTGATAAATCATTCAACCTATTAAGAATATCAGACTTCATTGTTGTTGTGAGTGATGTGAAGTCAATGTTCCCTTCAATGGTCAGCCATTGTGAGTATGTTAACTCACTAGGC